TTGGAAACTCATGCACGAAAATCCCGATCATCATCTTTACATTTTTCTTGAACATGTAAGACACTTCGGATGGGCTAAAGAAATGCCCGCTTTCGTGAAACACTGCTGTAGGCGTTTCGATCGGTGCCAGATCAAATACCTTGTCACAAACGCTGTCGTAACGGCCCAAATCCTTAGCATCCCTGATGAAGTTATTAGATACTACCTTAATGTTCGGGCAAGCATTGCTTAGAATTTGCCGATACTCTTCTTTAGCGGAGCATAAGGTCGTATCTGACTTCAGATACTTAGGAAGCTCGACTATGAGTGTGTAACGTCTAACAGCTGCGTGGACAGGATGGCTATGTGTCTCTGGATGATCCTTCAGGAAAGGAATGCCATTGGAAGTAGCCCATTCCTGATTCTCCTTCTTTATGTACCATGGGCAAATCTCCAAGGCTTTATTCATGGCGGTTGATACTTCGCCCCCAATCATAGCATCGACAGCCTCCTGTTGGGTGAATGTCCTTAGGCTTGCTATAGCATTGCTTAGGGGATTGGTTTCATCAGACACTAGCTTTGTCAAGTTTTGTTCCAGGATTTCCGCGAACTGGTCCATTTTCAACCAATCTGAACCCTCGTTTTGTGCCACTGTTTCGTCAAAAGATGCCATCATCTTGTCACGAATCGGAATGCAGACAGAGTCGGTGAAGAATCGAGTCGGAAAACGGCCAGCCCTCACAATGTGTAGGTCTCCATCCGGCATGATTTGGTAACATACTATGTAATCGAAGTTCAGCTCCATTCCTTTGCGGGATCTGTACTCTTTCAAAACATCGGCGCTAGTAACCTCATCGCCGGAATGCTTCCCTATCATGAACAGGAAATGCTGCCAGCACTGACCAGGCGCTCGCACGTAGACGGGCTCCTCACGTGTCCTCGTGCTCGAACACGTAGCCTCGGGAAAATCCTCCATGCTGTCATAGACTGCCTCAACATTCTCATCGAAATGCGTGGTGAGTGCGCTGAGAGCGTCGACCTCAGGAAAGAAGCTGACGTCAACACTGACCTCCTCTGCTTTCTCTTGGGGCACCAGGTAATCGTCGATGGGGGTGATGTCATCATCACTCTCCTCGCCAACTATTTCAATGAATGCCCTGCATGGCGTGTCTAAAGCAGCAACTAGATCCGCCTTCCTGCGGTTATAATCAAACCGCTCTAACATGCGCATCTGGTTCTTGTGACTCTTTGACTTGTATTCAGATCTCTCGATGATTACCCAATCATCATCACCTATTGGATCATCTTCAACAGGGGTGCCCTCGGGGTTGACATCAACCTCTGGGACCTCCTCAATGGATGCATGCAGTTCTTCCTCTGGTGTTATGGCGGCCTCGAAAGCCGCCAGTTCCTCATCATAGTCATCCGTGTCAATGGGTTCCACCTTCTGACCTTGGACGATTACAATGGGCTGCAACACACCCGATAGCGGAGCTTGAGCAGGTTTCTTACCCTCAAAGACGTAATCGCACAGCTGCCTAATTCTATCCTTGTCATCATAGATAGTTTTTGGTAGCCCAGCCTTGAAATGTTTCATCGAGGCAATGGTTCTTCGCGTATCCCTATCTTCAGAGTCCCCGAAACTTTGAAGGTACTCCTCAATGAAAGCTAGATGTTCTGACCTCTTAGAGTTGGAGATCCTTGGTAGCTTGGAGCGATCCATTTGATCCCTAGAATCAGAGCAGTAAGGTAAATATCGCAGTGGAGGCTTCTTCATTGCTACAAACGCCTTACTATTCTTTATGGATTCCAAACGCCCTACTCGTCCGAACACTTGGAGCATTTCTGGGGCCGTCATCGGCACCAAAAGGCTTTCAGGCTCGTAAAGATCGGGGGAAGGTTCCTGTATCAAAGCCGAGAAGAAATCGTACTGAGGTCTCACTCTCAAGCCCTCATCCATCACGACACGTATGGGCAGCGTCACTGACTCCTGGAGTACTTCAGTAGCAGCGATAATTGTTTTGCCAGCCTTACACGACCTATCTATGTCAGACATTGTAG